GCTCTACTTTATTCGCTGTTTGTTTTCCTACTTTTTTTGCCATAATATTAAAGTTTTCTTTCTTACAAGCAAAGATAATGTTTTTGCTCGAGATATTATAATCGTGCTTTATATCTATTAAAAAAAGATTGTTTTTCTTTATACTTATTCGCTCAAATTCAATCCCCAATGTTTTAAAATATCGTTCTGTTTCCATATCGCACCCCCTATCTATTTGCCTTTGCCAAGCTTTATAATTGCATTTTTCTAATACCGACTTAGGGAAAAAACGCCCAGCTCCAAAATGTTTGTCGAGTTCTAAATATCCGAGTTGTTTATGCTCAGTTGAATAAAAATAAATATCACTAAACCCAAATACTTTATCTGTTTTTAGGTGCTTGTAAAATTCCACCGTATTAGGACAAATCAAGTCATCACTACCCAACAACACAACCGCGTCATGTTCATATTTCTGCACCTCTTTTAACATTGCATTATTCTTGTAAGTTAGCGGACTGTTTGGCGTTTCGATATACTTAAACCCTTTTGCCAAATCTTGACTTATTACGCCCTCACTACCCGCAATTATTAAATCAATACCTAAACCCCGATAATAGTCTAACACTATCTTAGTTAATTCATGGCGTTGATATATTGCCATTATGTATATTACTTTATTCATATTACCAAAAAAAAAGTGGGGGCAATTACGCCCCCACCATTCAACAATTAAACTACTATGATATGAAAGAAAGATTACGTAGTTTGTAATAATGCTTCAGCAGATGCAAAGTCGCCTTTGATAAACGCCGTTCTATCGTTAGTCTTAACAACTACCGCACCTCTCCACTCAGCTAATAATGTAACAAAGTTTTTAGTGAAGTCATCGTTTTCGTAGCCGATGTCAAATTTAACACCGTCTTTTTCTACTAAGTACGCTTTATCAAAGTTACCCATTAAGAATTCTCCTGTAGGGATTAAAGTAGTTGGAACTATCTTAGTAATTCCGTCTAATAATAAAGTGTCCCCGATAGTTTGTAAACGGTCGATGTATCTCTTATCTGTTCCACTTACTTTTTGAACTTTTAATTTCGCTATATCTCTAGGATTTAAGAAGCATAAAGAGGCTTGACCTTGTTCAGCTAATTCAATTTGTAAGTTACCCGCAACCAATACATCCACGATGTTAGGGTTAACAACTACTTCGCCAAAGTCAGCTCCTGTAATTGCGAACGCAGTTGCTACGGTTTTAACACCTTTCAAATTAGCACCTGTACCGTCTCCGCTAAATGCACCGTTCTCAACTGCTTTGAATAACTCTCTCATTAACTCCGCTTCGATTTCTGACTGCATCCAATCAACATCGTCTAACATTTCGTTAGAAATTTTAATGTACGCTGTTGTTTTCTTAACATTCTCTGAAGCAACAACTAAATCAAAATCAATTTTGTTTTTAGCAGTACCCTCAGCAGTTTGTCCCGCTGCACCGTCTTTATTCGCTTGAGCTACCCAACTAATAACATTGCTTGAAGTTGCTTTTGCTTGTAATGCCGATAAGAATTTGTTTTCTCTCGATGCAATTACATTTAAACCCTCGATACGGTCCTCAACAGGTACGTTACCGCCTGATAAGTTACCGCTAAAGGTCATGTTACCAACCGCCTTAAATACTACGGATTTATTTTTATCGTTCTTTAAATCGCTTAACGCTTGTTTGTTAGCCATTAAGCTTTCACGAATTTGAGCGCTAAAGCTCTTTACTACGCTTTCTACTGATTTCATTTTTTCAATTTTTTTAGATAATTCTTTGAACCCAATTTCCATTTGGTTTTTCATTACTGAAATTTGAGTTTTGTTTTTCTTGTTTTCTTCTTCGTACATTTTAACCAAGTTAGCTAAAGCGTCTTGGTAGTCTTGCACTAATTTCGCTTGTTCCTCTTCAGGTAATTCATCGAAGTTGGCAATACCCAACATTCCTAAATATTCCTCAAAGGTTGTTTCTGCTGTAAAGTTTTCCATTGTTTTTACTTTTTAATTAAATGTTTATAATAGCTTTTCTTTTTCGGCTCTACTACCTGAGTGATTACATTCGGCTCAGTTCCTAGAGTGATTTTACAAAATTCATAAAATTTTTCTATATCTCCAAATTTATTATAAATTTCTTTTATAACGGCATCGTCTTGCATGGTTGGGGTAAGTATATTACTACCCGATAAAACTGCGCTTATTTCAAACAATTTCGCTTCCTTAACTAGGTAGAAGTAACCACATTCCTCAGCTTCGATTGGATTGCCTAACATCGGTAAGTATTTTAACCAATTTGCATAACCATCTTTATCGTAAGTATCGTTAATGGCAATATCCAGTTGTATGTATTCCATTCCAACTGAGTGTTGGTTAATCATACCATTTTTATATTGGTAATATACACTTTTGTTTAGATCCTCGATAATATCAACATTTGCCTTTAAACACTCGGTATTCCCATCTTTATCAATTCCTAATTCTGCCCAACTTATTGGTGACTCCATTACCTCGTTAATTATTCCCACCTTTGCAGTAACATCGTGCTTATGGTCGGCTAAGAAAAACGGTACACGCTCACTTATTGACTTAGCAAAGCACCCCGATAAATGCACGTCCCCATGATTATCTAACCAATTATAAGTGTTGCCGATAATAGTACGTTTTAGTACATCGTCCTCGCTCTCAATCTCTACAACATCGGATTTAGTTATAACATCATATTTTCTTGCAATTCTCCTAAGTTTTAATACTTCTGTTTTTTTCTCAATTAGTGTTTTTATTTCCATTTTTTAAAGGTTTAGTTCTGTTTTAGCTTCTTCTACGGTCATCAAACCAGCATTAATTAGTTTCAATATATTATCCACTTTAACGGTATAGTCAGGTTTCAACGCATCAATATCGTTTTTGTCTATTGTAAGCTTGTATCTTTGCCCCGATATGTAGTTATAACGTTTTACAAGTTGCTTGTTCTTTTGCGCTAAAATTTGCTCCATAATAGGAATACAAGTTTGGTTGTAGAAGTCTTTCATAGCTTCTTGCATATTGTTGTAAGTACTCGCACCAACATCGCCAAAGATAACCGATTGCACCCCAAACAATGAACACACCGCCCTAAGGTGTTCGGCTCTCATACCTAGCAACTCCATATCACTTGCACTCATTCCTAGTTGCTTGTAGTCAACAGAACCTTGTACCGTTATAATTTTGTTGGCGTTTTTTGCACCGCCTACCCGATTGTTAAAATCTCTTTGTAGTTGCTCCCTATCTTCGGCAGTAATCGGATATTCATTCTTACTTGAAATAATACCACTTGCACCCCTATTTTCGTATAAGCTACTTTCTGCCAAATTTCGGTTATTGGTAGCTTTCAACAAATCAAAGCCCGATTGTAAAGGGCTTAACCCCTCGTTATTGCGTATTCCCTCAATAGTAGGGTTAAAATATTGGCAGTGCATTATTTCCGTTGGGCTAATCTTCCTAATGCTTATCCCGTCGTTAAACTCGTAACGGTCAATATCGGACAATATCGACATTGTTTCTCTCCACGCCCTCACGTTTTGAGGGGGCAAAATATAATTTTTAGCGGGTAAACTAGCACCAATATACTCGTATGGTGCGTAATGGTAGCTGTCCCCTGTTAGTATCAAGTACAACACCTCTTTAAACAACGCTTGGTCTAAGCTATCGTTATCGTGCCAATTCTCGAATATAAACCGCTTTAACTCATCGGTGTCGTCTTCAATATATTGTCCGTTGTTCTCGAGTATTATGGGTAAACTTGCGGTTACCTGAGCTATACGCTTGGCAACGGCGTAAACCATGTCGTTGGTTATGTACCCCTCTTCGATTAAATAGCTTTCGCTTATATTGGTATTTGCCCTTCCCGAACTGAACAAGGGTATAAAAACATTTTCGGTCGCTGGTTTAGTCGTTTCGAAAACGTTATAAGGCTCTGTATTATAGTTTTTAATTATCATATTTGCAAAGTTATAAAAAAAATTAATAAGTATAATCGTACCAACGCAAATAATATCCTAAAGGATCGATTGCGTGGTCGTTGCCGTCCTCAGGTACTTCCCCCGCTTTGTCTTTCCATTTGTATTTATAAAGTTCGTCTTGTATGTTGTAAGATTGCTCTGTGATAAGTAATTGGTAACTAGATAATAGTTGAATACTATTTAACTTTTTCTTGGGCAAACAAGGCCGAGCATTAAAGCCGTTCCTTGTTAGCAACACGATTAAATCAGGTCTGGCACTATCGCAAATAATTACCTTTGAACGGTCTTTTATTTTCTTAGTAATAGCTTCCACCATGTTATCCAAATTTGGCATTGGGGCATAAATTTCTTGGTGGGCCCAAATACGTTTGCCTTTTTTGTCAACTGCTACCTTAGTCAATGTAAACGGGTCTTTCGCTCCCCAGTCAATACAATAGCCGTAAACATCAGTATCAGGAAATGGAGCAACCTCCCAATTATTAATTATCGTACCACTAACACGCCCCAACAAGCCTAAGCCGTAAACCCTCCACCAATTATAATAATACCCTTGTATTCCCCGTTGGCGTTCCTCATCGTGTTTGCGCTTTGCCATTTCGAAGTCGTCAATTTGGGCTAGGGTTAAATTCTCGGCATTGTCTAAAAATGTGGAGTGTATCAATGTTGTGCGTTCATCTTCCAATATCCCGCAAGTATCTATCCAAAATTTTGAACTTGGGTTATAGTCTAAAAAGATAGTGCCCCTAGTACGTTGAAATAATTGGTGACAAATCTCATACTTCATCAGATTGCACTCATTAACGAATAGTATATCCCTCTTTGCCCCGTGTGACTTACCTACGTTATCAAATCCAATAAACTTTATTACTGACACCCCTATTTTGTAGGTGTGAGGGTTCTGCGTTCGTATGGCGTCAATGTTAACCTGTTGCCCGTTTAGGATGTGCTCAAAATCAACTATAGCACCGTCCTTTAAATGGGGGGTGCTATGGCTTACAA